CAAAGTGGTTTGACGCTAACACTCTCACTGATTCGATAATTTATGAAGACCCAAATAATCCATTTATAGGAATTGACTCAATCCCAAGTTATCCTCTTGATGTAAATGGTGATTTTGCTATAGCCATTAATAATACTGCTATTGCACACCAATCAAGCGGAACTGTTATTGGCGCACCTAACGCAAGTGGTATTATACAGCTTGGAGATGTAGATGGTGGCGCAAATGTTTTAGGCTTGTTGGATGATAGTTCTACAGAAGTAGTAAGAATACAGAGAGACTCTACCACTAATCTCAGCGAAGTAATCTTTTATGATACAGTTCGAGCGCAGTTTGGGGATTCAATTACTGGTCAAGGCGCACAAGGAGAAATATATTCAGATGGTTCTAATTTCCGTATAGCAGAAATTGGCGGTGGAAATTTATATCTATCAGGTTCAGAAGTAATTATAAATGACACTACAACTGGCCTACAATACTTTCATGGTACGAATGGTTCAACTGTAGCACTTTATGGAAATGACCCTCTTGCTGGTTCTTCTATTCAGTTAGAAACAGCTTCCACTGGCGTTACTATTAATAATGACTTAACGCTTTCTGATTATGGACAAAGCGGTAAAGGAGGAACTGTTGCGTTTAATTTGGCTGTAGATTCTAATGGAAAAGTTATTCAGACTACTGATGGTGGAGGAACAGTTACAGGAACTGGAACTACTAACAAACTTCCTATATGGACTGATGGCCCTGCTGGAGAATTAGGAGATAGCGGTTTAACACAAGATACTGCTGGACTAACATTTACTATTAATGGCAACAATTCTGTTTTAGGAAATGCAGGAAATTTTTCATTAGCTGGTCAAATAAATACTGGTTCAGTAACTCAAGGAGTTTCTTCATTTAGCGATGTAGTCACTGTAGCAACAAGGTTGGATGCTGGTATAACCGCTACAGCTGGAGCTCCAGCTTTAGATGTAAAACAAAAAGCTTATGTAAGAGGAGGTCTTGTAGTAAGCGAGTTCCCAGGAAATATCGAAGTTGATAACACATCCATTGTAGTTGGTGCTGGTAATAATGATATTATTGCTGGTTCTGACCATTGTATAGCTGTTGGTAATAATAATCAAATTCAAAATAACTCTGATAATTCAGCTGTATTTGGCCAGGGTAACACAATTGATGAAGCTGACGCATGTTTGGTAGCTGGACTAACTAATACTATTACAGGAACTGCTAATGTAACTGAAAGGTCTGCAGTAGTAGGTTTTAACAATTCATTAGAAGGATATGCTTCAGCGGTTTATGGAGGCTCAAACACAGTTGTAGTTGATAACAATGCTTTTGTATTAGGATTTGACCACGATGTTAATGCTGCAAACTCTGATTCTATATTTGTATTTGGAGAACAAAATGACTTTGCAGATGGTGGAACTAATTCTGCTAACGTCTTTATGATAGGAGCTGACCTTGTTGGAAACGATGGCACAATGGTTCTTGGATATAGAAACGATAACACAAAATATCCAGCTGAGAATAACATAAATGGTCTTGGTGAAACTAAATTTGTAGTAGCTGTAGGTTCTGCGCCAAATAACACAAATCAAGTAAATGCACTTTTAATTACAGAAGGTGGGGTTAACAAATCAAATACACCTCAAATACCTCGCGTAATAATGCCATCTGTAACTAATTTTGAGTTTGATGATTCTCCTGACGCAACTGCCAATGCTATACCGCAAGGAGGCTTATATCACAAAGAGGGTAATTTATATATTAACACTGGTAGCTCAACAATAACTCGTGGAACTTGGACACCAAGTTTGTCCAGCATAGGAGCTTCAAATTTTAGTTTTACTCCTACAGTTCAAGGTGTTGAATTTAAACGCATAGAAGATATGGTGTTTTGTTACTTCAGATCAGATGGAACAGTAACTTACTCTTCAACCTGAAGCGGTTTCCCTTTACTAAATGGACTTCCAGATGCTTACATTACTCGCACAAATCCGTTTCAAGAACTACTATCAGGAACGATTAAAACGGCTTCAGGCTTGAGCGCTATGATTCAAGGATTTACTAATGGGCCTGGTGGTCAAGACGTTGCGTTTCAGATAGTAAGTGGAAATAATACTACAATAATGACAACTACTAATCAAGGAATACAAAGCGGTGTTGCCTTTTCTATACGAGGAAGCTTAACGTATATAGCACAATAACTGATAACATGGAAAAAACATTACAAAATATTGAAGTTAATGAAGATAAGTCTTTACAGGTTATTTCCAAATGGGATGACGGAACTTTTGATGTAACAACCTATGAGCCTTTTACGGCTATTGAAGACTTGCCTTCTGATGTTCAATCAAAAGCCACTGAAGAGTGGACGCAAGAAGTTATAGATGAGTGGCAGTCGAAAGCTAACGACTGGATAAATGCTCAATAAATAAATTAAAATGAAATTAAATGGATATAAGAAAAATATCAGTTGGCCCTGATTATAAGTCAGGCGCAATGCACTACTTGGTAGGTCAAGAAGTTTTGGGTGGTAACTACGTTATTCATTTAATCAAGTATGATGACCTAAAAGAATCTTTCAAAATTTATATTCAAGATAATGAGGTCGTTATGCTGTGGAAAGAGTTTACTTCCACAATGCCAATATCAATTGAATATAATATAAACTTTTGAAATCACCATTTAACTTTATAGTACAGCCTTTTGACGAAAAAAGATATAACAATACAAAAAGTATTGGCGGTATAGATTTTGTTGTAAGCACATCAGAAGAAGATGTAAAACACTCAAACAGAGAAGCTGTTGTAATATCTACTCCTATTAATTACTGTGGGGATATAGAGCCTGGAGACATACTTTTAGTACATCATAATGTATTTAAGTTCTATAATGATATGTATGGACGAAGAAAAAGCGGTAAGAGCTTTTTAAAAGACAATCTGTTCTTGGTAGATAATGACCAGTTTTTTATGTACAAAAAAATGTACAACTGGTATGCGCATGACAGGTATTGTTTTGTTGAACCCCTTCCAACTGAGGAGTCGATTATTTTTAAAAATACAAAAGAAGAACCATTGGTTGGTAAAATGGTTTATCCAAACCGAGCTTTGACTCGCCAAGGCGTAAAGAAAGGAGACAAAGTTTCTTTTAAGCCTGATAGCGAGTATGAGTTTGAAGTAGACGGAAGAAAGCTTTACAGAATGTATGACCATCAAATAACAATGGTGCTATGAAATCTACAGAAGAAATTAAATTGCAGATTATAGATGCAGGACGTAGAGCTGTTGAACAGTTAATAAAAGTCGCAAAAGAAGATATCATCAAACCTGACCCTGAAGACGACTTAGCTGCTGACAGATTAAAAAACGCAGCAGCTACAAAAAAGTTAGCAATCTTTGACGCATTTGAGATTTTGAACAGAATTGAAAGTGAAAAAGAAGCATTATCTTTAGGTAACACTAATACTAAATTAGATTCAAAACAAGGGTTTGCAGAAAGAAGGTCAAAATAATTTATATTCAGTAGCACATGATTATGTGCGTAAGTCTGTTATAACCAACAAAAATAGAAATAGAAGTTGGGTGTATGGCTATAACCCAAAGTATGATATGGTGGTCATATCTAAAACAGGTCAAATCGGAGATGTAATAAATATAAACGGATTATTTATCGCTCTACCAAAAACTCCAAAACAGTGTCTTCAAAGACACTCTTCTTCTGATAAACAATATTGGGAACGAGAAGAACTTCCAAAACCATTATCCAGAATACAATCTATATTTCAATGGAATGAAATGTCATCTGATTTTAAAAACAGATGGGTTGATTATATAGAAAGTGAATTTGATAAAAGAGAACAAGGATTGTGGTTTATGAATGATGGCAAGCCTACTTATATAACTGGAGCTCATTATATGTATTTGCAATGGACAAATATAGACGTAGGGTATCCAGAGTATCGCGAAGCTAATCGTTTGTTCTATATATACTGGGAAGCTTGCAAAGCAGACAAAAGATGTTTTGGAATGATATACTTAAAAATCAGACGTTCAGGGTTTTCTTTTATGGGGTCTTCAGAATGTATTAACACAGGAACATTAGCAAAAGATTCAAGGGTTGGCATATTATCTAAAACTGGTGCTGATGCTAAAAAAATGTTTACTGACAAAGTAGTTCCTATATCAAATCGACTACCATTCTTTTTTAAACCTATTCAAGATGGCATGGATAAACCAAAAACTGAATTAGCTTTTAGAATACCAGCATCAAAGATTACAAAAAAAAATATGTATGATGTAGAGTCTGAAGAGCTGTACGGCCTTGACACTACAATAGATTGGAAAAATACTGACGACAACAGCTACGATGGTGAAAAGCTTTTACTACTTGTACACGATGAAAGCGGTAAGTGGGTAAAGCCAAACAACATTCTAAACAACTGGCGAGTAACCAAAACTTGTTTGCGATTAGGTAGCAGAATAATAGGTAAATGTATGATGGGGTCTACTTCAAATGCTTTAGACAAAGGAGGAGATAATTTTAAAAAGCTATATTACGATTCAGATGTTACTAATCGAAACGCAAACGGCCAAACTAAAAGCGGACTATATTCTTTGTTTATACCTATGGAATGGAACATGGAAGGTTTTATTGATAGGTATGGCATGCCTGTTTTCAAAACTCCTCAATCGCCCAAAGTAGACTCTTATGGTGAGTATATTGACCAGGGTGCTTTAAATTATTGGGAAAATGAAGTCTCATCTTTAAAATCTGACCCTGACGCTCTCAACGAGTTTTACAGGCAGTTCCCTCGCACAGAGTCGCATGCGTTTAGAGATGAAAGCAAACAGTCTTTATTTAATCTAACTCGCATATATCAGCAAATTGATTACAATGATTCCATGATAAAAGAGCATTATTTAACAAGAGGTTCTTTTTCGTGGAAGGATGGCATTAAAGACACAACTGTTATATGGTCACCAGATAAGCGAGGTAGGTTTTTAGTTTCCTGGTTGCCGAGTGCAAATTTACAAAATAGAATTGTAAAAAAGAATGGTAAAATGTATCCAGGCAATGAGCACTTAGGAGCGTTTGGATGTGACAGCTATGACATTTCAGGAACAGTTGGGGGTAAAGGTTCAAACGGAGCTCTTCATGGACTAACAAAGTTTAATATGGATAATGCGCCAAGCAATGAGTTTTTTTTAGAATATATAGCCAGACCACAAACAGCTGAAATATTCTTTGAGGACGTGCTTATGGCGTGTGTATTTTATGGGATGCCTATCCTGGTGGAAAACAACAAGCCACGTTTGTTGTATCATTTTAAAAACAGAGGATACAGAGGGTATAGTATGAATCGTCCTGACAAACAATTTAACAGACTTTCTAAAACAGAAAGAGAACTGGGGGGTATACCCAACAGTAGTGAAGATATTAAACAAGCTCACGCATCAGCAATCGAGTCTTACATAGAAAAATATGTAGGCATAGATTTAGATGGCACTTTTAGAGACTCAGATGCAATGGGAACTATGCCTTTTATTAGGACTTTAGAGGACTGGGCAAAGTTTGATATTAGCAACAGAACGCGCTTTGATGCGTCTATTAGCTCTGGTTTAGCTATTATGGCGTGTCAAAAGCACTTATATATGCCTGAAAGAAAAGAATCAAAAATAAAACTTAACTTTGCAAGGTATACTAACAAGGGAGTATTAAGTGAACTAATAAGATAGATGAAAGACGTTAAAGTAGATATTTCATCTGTAGGTTTTCCAAGCCAGTTTGTGTCTGATGCAGAAAAAGCAACAGACCAATTTGGTCTACAAATTGGACAAGCAATACAGTATGAGTGGTTTAAAAAAGATGGTAACGGATGTCGTTACTATGACCAATGGAGAAACTTTCATAGACTAAGGTTATACGCAAGAGGAGAACAATCAGTTGGTAAGTACAAAAACGAATTAGCTGTTGATGGAGACTTGTCGTATTTAAATTTAGACTGGACACCTGTTCCTATTCTACCTAAGTTTGTAGACATTGTTGTAAATGGAATGTCGGATAGACTATTCAAAGTAAGTGCTTACGCACAAGACGCAATGTCGCAAGCTAAACGTAGTAAATATCAAGACCAGATTGAAGGTCAAATGGCTGCTAAAGATATTTTACTTGATATACAAAAAGCCACAGGAGCTGACCCTTTTACCACAGACCCTGACACGCTACCAAACAATGACGAAGAGCTTTCGTTATACATGCAGCTTAACTACAAGCCAGCAATTGAAATAGCCGAAGAAGAAGCTATTAGCACTATTTTAGAAGAGAACCATTATGTTGATATACGCAAGCGATTAGACTATGACTTGACTGTCTTAGGTATTGCTTGTGCAAAACATGAGTTTTTGCCTGGCGCTGGTGTAGAGGTTGAATACGTAGACCCTGCTAATATTGTATATAGTTATACAGAAGACCCACATTTCAAAGATTGTTTCTACTGGGGTGAAATAAAAACCCTACCTATCGCTGAGCTTTTAAAAATAGACCCTGACCTTACAAGAGAAGATTTAGAAGAAATAGGCAAATACTCACAAAGCTGGTATGACTACTACAATGTAGCGCAGTTTTATGAGAATGATATTTTCTATAGAGACACTTGTACACTTATGTATTTTAATTACAAGACCACAAAAAAGATGGTCTATAAGAAAAAGATATTAGAGGGTGGTGGCAGTAAAATTATTGAGAAAGACGACCAGTTCAATCCCCCAGTCGAAATGATGGAGGAAGGGAAGTTTGAAAAATTAGAAAAAACTATTGACGTATGGTATGATGGAATCATGGTTATGGGAACAAACATTTTATTAAAATGGGAAGTTGCCGAAAACATGGTTCGACCTAAATCAAGTAGTCAGCACGCTTTACCTAATTACGTAGCTGTTGCTCCACGTATGTACAAAGGTGTTATTGAGTCGTTAGTTAGACGAATGATACCTTTTGCTGATTTAATACAAATCACCCACTTAAAACTACAACAAGTAATTTCAAGAGTAGTTCCTGATGGTGTGTTTATAGATGCGGACGGATTGAATGAAGTTGACTTGGGAACAGGCAACGCTTATAATCCTGAGGACGCTTTACGATTGTACTTCCAAACAGGTAGCGTTATAGGTAGAAGTTATACTCAAGATGGCGACTTCAATCAAGCAAGAGTGCCAGTTCAGCAATTAACTTCAAATAGCGGCCTTAGCAAGACTCAAATGCTTATTGCTAACTACAATCATTATTTAGACATGATACGCGCTGTAACAGGCTTAAATGAAGCGAGAGATGGCTCTACGCCAGACCCTAACTCTTTAGTTGGTTTGCAAAAGCTTGCAGCTCTTAATTCTAATACCGCTACAAGACACATATTAGATGGTAGTTTATACATATATCGAACCATTGCTGAAGCTCTTACATATAGAGTTGCAGACATATTAGAATATGCAGACTTCAAAGATGACTTTGCTAACAAAATAGGCAAATACAATGTCAGTATACTGAATGATATATCTGATTTATATATATACGACTTTGGTATATTTATAGATGTAGCGCCTGATGAAGAAGAGAAAGCTCAGCTTGAAGCTAACATACAGATGGCTTTATCTAAACAAGATATTAATTTAGAAGACGCTATTGATATCAGGGAAATAAAAAATATTAAACTTGCAAACCAACTTCTGAAAGTTAAAAGACAACAGAAGCAAGAGCAAGATGAAAAAGCTGCAATGTTAAAACAGCAGATGCAAGCTGCGCAACAATTAAAGTCGCAACAAATGGCTGCACAAGCAGCAATGCAAAAAACACAGGCAGAGTCTCAAGCTAAAATGCAAATCAAACAAGCAGAAATTGCTTTTGAAATTGAAAAAATGAAAAATGAAGCTCAACTTAAAAGTCAATTGATGGCTCAAGAATTTGAGTACAACAAACAATTAAGAGACGTATCAGAGCAAGCCTTAGCGAGTCGTGAGCTTCAAAGAGAAAGCGCTAAGTCTAAAAGAATTAGTCAACAAAACCAGGAACAGTCTATGCTAATTAACCAACGAAAAAACAATTTACCTCCTCAAAAGTTTGAGTCAAATGAGGACAGTTTAGATGGGTTTGATTTAGCAGAGTTTGGCCCTCGATAGTTGAATAATTTGTAATGTTTAATGTACTATATTTGTACTAAATTTAAATTAAATGGAATTAAAAGTTAGAGAGGTATCAAATACCGAAGAAAAATCTGCAATTGAAGTCGAAGAAAAATTACTTCAAGAGGCAGAAGAAAAAAATAATGAAGATGCCAAAGTTGAAAATGAGGCAACTGAAGTGGAGCGAGTGGTTATCGGCAATGAGAGTTCCACCTCCACAGAAACCGAAGACAGTGTACAGTCGGAAGACCAAGCACAAGAAGAAACAACTCAATCCTCAGAGTTAAGCGAGGAAGACGTTCTTTCATTTATTAAGAATAGATACGATAAGCAGATTAATTCTGTGTCAGATTTATTAGAAGAAACTTCTAAGTCTGAAGAATTACCAGAAGATGTAGCTGCTTATTTTGAGTATAAAAAGAAAACAGGAAGAGGAATTGAAGACTATGTTAAATTAAACAGAGACTTTGACTCCCTTACTGAAGACCAACTTTTGACTGAGTACATCTTAGCAACCGAAGAAGGATTTGATAGAGAAGACGCGGAGCTAATGATGGAAGATTACAAGTTTGATGAAGATGAAGATTCAGAGCTTGACATCAAAAAAATAAAGTTGGCAAAGAAAAAAGCAATTGTTAAAGCTAAGAAGTTCTTTAACGAACAGAAAGAGATGTACAAACAACCCCTTGAGTCAAGTTCGGTTGGGTCTTTTGAAGAGAGTGAAGAGTATGAAGGCTATAAACAATATGTAGAGCAAGCTAAAACTTTCGAGCAAGAACAAGCGCGAAAGGTCGCTTGGTTTAACCAGGAGACGGACAAAGTCCTAAATAGTGAGTTTAAAGGTTTTAACTTTACTATTGGAGACAATAAAATTGTTTACAATCCAGGTGGAACTGCAGCTGAAATTAAAAAGGCACAAGAAACCCCAATGAATTTTATTGGGAAATATTTAGATGACAAAGGCCTTATTAAAGACACTGCAAACTACCATAAAGCTTTAGCTGCTGCGCTCAACCATGACAGACTTGCTAAGTTCTTTTACGAACAAGGCAAAGCTGATGCAACTGAGGACGTAAATCGTAAGATGAAAAATATTAATATGACTACGAGAAACGCACCAGAAGTAGCTAAAAAGGGAGGAACACAGTATCGCTCAATTAGTCAATCCTCAGGGAGAGGACTAAAAATTAGAAGTTTAAAGAAAAGTTAAAAATTTTAAAAAAGTAAAAAATTATGAGTGTACAGGCAACCCCAGGGTTTCAGTTACAACCAGCGCCACAACAAGTGCCGTTGGCTACAAACTACATTACTGATTTTAATTTTCTAAATCAGTATCTACCAGACACGTACGAAAAAGAGTTCGAGCGTTATGGTAACAGAACAATTTCCTCTTTCTTACGTTTGGTAGGAGCAGAGCTACCTTCAAACTCTGACCTCGTTAAGTGGGCAGAGCAAGGACGACTTCACACAAAATATGTTAAGTGTGGTGCAGGTGCTGTTGTTGCAGGCGGAGAAGTTGTTTTCCAAATCAACGATACATTAGTTCCTGATAGAGCTGCTACTGGCCTTACTGCAGGACAGATTGCAATTCGAGTTGGTCAAACTGTTGTTGTTGCTAACAATGACGGAAGTGGCGAATTTAAAGGTCTTGTTATTGATGTTGATTTAGCAAACAAACAAATAACAGTTGCTTTCTATGATGCGCAAGGTTATACAGGAGGTACAGGATTAGGTAATAGTGACGCAACTATTTTCATCTATGGTTCAGAATTTAAGAAAGGTACTACTGGAATGGTAGGTTCTTTGGAAGCTGAAGATGAAATCTTTGACAATTCTCCTATTATCCTAAAAGACAAATATGCGGTATCTGGTTCAGATATGGCTCAAATCGGATGGATTGAAGTTACTACTGAAAATGGAGCAACTGGATATCTATGGTATCTAAAATCAGAGCACGAAACAAGACTTCGTTTTGACGACTATCTTGAAACCGCTATGATTGAAGCTGTTCCAGCTGAAGCAGGTTCTGGTGTAAAAGCACAGACTTCATCTGATATAGTAGGTGATAAAGGTTCTGAAGGTGTATTCCACGCGGTAGAAACACGAGGAAACTTGTGGTCAGGAGCTTTCCCAAGCGCTCTTGCAGATTTTGACTCTATCATTTCTCGACTTGATAAGCAAGGAGCTATTGAGGAAAATGTAATTTTCCTAAACAGAGACTCAAGCTTTGACATTGACAATATGTTAGCTGCTCAAAATTCTTATGGTAATCCAGGTGGTACTTCTTACGGATTGTTTGACAATGACGAAGAAATGGCCCTTAATCTTGGATTTACAGGATTCCGCAGAGGTTATGATTTCTATAAGTCTGACTGGAAATATCTAAACGACCCCACAATGCGTGGTGGACTTACAGCTGGTGCTGGTTCTGATGTTGTAAATGGACTATTAGTTCCTGCTGGTTCGACTACTGTTTATGACCAAATCCTTGGTAAAAACGCTAAGAGACCATTCTTGCATGTTAGATACCGAGCTTCAGAAACTGAAGACAGACGTTACAAAACTTGGATTACAGGTTCTGCTGGTGGCGCTGCTACAAGCGACCTTGATGCGATGGAAGTTAACTTCCTATCAGAAAGATGTGTTTGCGTTATGGGCGCGAACAACTTCTTCATGTTCAAGGAGTAATATTAGTTATAAGGAGGGGAGTCGCCTATTGTCTCCCTTCCTTTTTTTTTAAATTAAATTAAATTATAATAAAATGAAACAACGAAAAAACCTTGTAGACAAGGTCTACAAACTCACACGCAACGCAGCGCCACTTTCTTTTATGCTGCAAACCAGAAGCTCAAGTAAACGACCTTTACTTTATTTTGATAATACTAAAGGTGTAAACCGAGCTTTACGATATGCACGAAATCAAAACTCACCATTTGAAGACGAACAAGACGGCAACGCTATAGTTGAGCCAGTTATATTTGAAGATGGATTTTTACGTGTTCCGCGAACCAATCCAGTTCTGCAGGAATTTTTACATTACCATCCATACAATGGTAAAAAATTTATAGAAGTAAATCAGGAACAAGACGCACAAACTGAAGTTAATAAACTAAACTCCAGAGTTGATGCTCTTATAGAAGCCAGAAATCTTGATATTGAGCAGGTTGAAAATTTGTCAAGTGTCTTGTTTGGAATAGACCCTTCTAAAATAACTTCATCAGAATTACGCAGAGATTTATTAGTATTTGCAGAAAGCCATCCTGATGATTTATTAGAAGCGATTAACGACCCAATGATGAAGCTACAGGCAACTATCACTCAACTATTCAACAAGAAGATTTTGATTTACAAAAATTCTAAAAAAGATGTGTACTTCAACACGTCTTCAAACAAAAAAAGAATGTTGACTTTGCCATTTGGCGAAGACCCATTGTATGTTATAGCATCCTATTTACAATCTGATGAAGGGATAGATATATTAAAGTTTTTAGAAAAAAAGCTAAAAGCTGAAAAATAATACATACATTTGCAGTGTTCTTCTTTCATGAAGAGCATGGTTCAAATTACTCATAGAGGGTGCGGAAACGCATCCTCTTTTTTTTTACTTATCTTTGTAGTAAAGAAATTAACCGATGAGCATGATTAATTCAGTGCGAGAAACTGTGCTGTCTTTGTTGAATAAAAACAACTACGGATACATTACTCCAAACGATTTTAACTTGTATGCTAAGCAAGCTCAATTAGATATATTTGAAGACTACTTTTATCAATACAATTATCAAATCAATAAGGAAAATGTACGCCAGTCAGGCACTGGTTTGGCTGACATAACAAAAGGTTACGAGGAAGTAATTAATATGTTTTCTCGTTTTGACCCACTTACTAATGTTACGACAACAGACCAAACTCAAGGTGGAGGAGGAGCTGGGTTACCGCAGATAAATAATTGGCGAGTGCCGACAACTAATACAACTGGATTTGATTATTATTTAATCAATAAGGTTTTATACAACACAAAAGTTTTGGTCAGCAGTATAGCCACAAATGGCAGTGCTGGTACAATATTGGAAGATACCAATGTTGATTTTTTTGCATCTGGAGTAAGACCAGGGGATTATGTTCAAATAGGAGGAAGTGGAGGCTTTGTTGATGTCCTTGACCCAGCAAGCCGAAGCATTATATATATAAGTGAAAACTTAGCAGGGTTAGGTATGCCATACACTATTTATAATATGAGAGATGGTGTAAAAGATGTCGATAAAGTTACACAGGCCAAGGCAACTATGCTTAGTCAATCTAATTTAACTAAGCCTACCGAGATGTTTCCTGTGTATACTCAAAACGAAGACGTGTTGCAAATATACCCTCAAAACCCTTCGTGGACTCAATACTATTTAGGCATTGGGGTCAATCCTGAGTTTAGCTCGAATAATTTTGGTAGAGTATTTTGTCAGTATATAAGATATCCCAAAGACCCAAAGTGGACGTATTTTAATTTAGTGGGTAGTGAACCTACGTTTAACCAAAGCGCTTCAGATTATCAGGATTTTGAATTACCACAAGATGAAGAGCCAACATTGGTCATGAAAATATTACAGTTTGCTGGTATGTCCATAAGAGAAGTTGAAGCAGTTCAATTTGGACAATCGCAAGAAATGGTAGAAAATCAAAATGAGAAATAATGGCATATATTAGTGCATGGCAATATTACGAGAATGGAGGCGGAACACCAGAAAATGAAAACTGGGGGTCATACCAGTATGTAAGCTTGGAAGATATTGTCAACAATTTTATGTTGATGTATGCAGGCAATCATTCTCTTGTAAATAATGAAGAGCGTTTCAAGGTTTTGTTTCACGCAAAAAGAGCTATTCAAGAACTTAATTACGATGCCTTCAAGGAAATAAAAGTATTAGAACTTCAGGTGTGTGATAATTTAAGATTTGTACTTCCACCTGATTATGTTAACTGGGTTAGAATATCTATATATAAAGATGGTGTTCTTAGACCTCTTACTGAAAATATACAAACTAATTACAGTGATGCTTACTTGCAAGACCACGATTGTAAAATTTTGTTTGATGACCAGGGCAATGTTCTCAAACCATCTACATCATTGATAGACTTGCAAAGAATTGAAGGAACTAAAAAGAGTATATACTTAAACGAAAATAGTCCTTATCATAATATGGAAGGTTATTGTTGTGATGGGTACTGGTATTTCGATTACGCTATAGGCGCTCGGTATGGTTTGAATACAGAAACAGCTAATTCTAATCCTACTTTCCGTATAGACCAAAAAGCTGGAGTAATTAATTTTAGTTCTGGCATGGCAAAAGAATTTTGTATACTGGAATATGTGTCTGATGGAATGGAATCTGGAGATGATTCTAAAGTAAGTGTAAATAAATTATTTGAAGAATATGTGTACGCATACGTCCAGTTTGCAATTCTAAATAGTAAGCAAGGAACGCAAGAGTTTATTGTCAATAGAGCTCGTAAGCGTAGTTCAGCTTTGCTCAGAAATGCTAAAATTAGAATTAGTAATATACACCCTGGCCGACTATTAATGAATTTAAGAGGTCAGGATAAATGGATAAAGTAATATGCCAACTACGCAAAGAAATTTTATAGCTGGACGAATGAACAAGAGCGTTGATGAACGCCTTGTGCCTAACGGAGAATATATAGACGGACTCAACGTCAGATTAGGTTCTACCGAACAGTCGGAGATTGGCTCAGTAGAAAACTCTAAGGGAAACGAAAAGATTACTTCATTAGAGTTTAACAACGTGCCACTTAGTAATCAAGCCAAATGTATTGGTTCGTTTGAAGATGGACAAAGAGAAACCATAATATGG